ACAGTTTCTAGATGGAGATTGGGATGCCTATGAGGATTCGGCTTTTCCAGAATTTGATAAAAGAACCCATGTGGTCGAACCTTTTGACATACCTAGAGGCTGGTATAAGTTTCGTGCTGCTGACTGGGGTTATTCTTCTCCTGCTTGTGTTCTTTGGTTTGCTATTGACTATAACAATAATATATGGATCTATAGAGAACTATATACTAAAAAGGTCACAGCGGATCAATTTGCAAGACAGGTCATAAACCTAGAGAACGGAGAATACATCCACTATGGGGTCTTAGACGCTAGTACATGGGCAAAGAGAGGTGATGTGGGCCCAAGCATCGCAGAAACAATGATACAGAATGGATGCCGTTGGAGGCCGTCTGATAGATCACCAAAGAGTAGAATTAATGGTAAGCTAGAGATACATAAAAGATTAAAGGTAGTTGATAAGGAACCAGGTATAAGGATATTATCTAATTGTAGAAATCTTATTAGAACTCTAGGAACATTACCTGTAGATGATAAAAACCCTGAAGATGTAGATACTAATGCAGAGGATCACGCATACGATGCATTAAGATATGGATGTATGAGTAGACCATCACATCCTAAATTTGCAGATAGATTTGGTTCCTCTTTACAAAATACGTTTGAGGTATCAGATAATAAATTTGGTTATTGATATGAATAGAATTACGAGACAGTTATTACAGTATATAAATACAACCAATAGAAAAGCTAAACAACTTAGCCTTTCTAAAAATCTTATAAAAGAGGTTGATATAGGTGCTAATGGCACACAAGGGTATACTATAAAACAAGGACTCAATAGAGGTAAGGTATTACATGCCTCTAAATAAAAAAGGTAAAAAGATTAAAAAAGCTATGGTAAAACAGTATGGCAAAAAGAAAGGTCAATCTGTTTTTTATGCCATGGAAAATTCTGGTAAGTTAAAAGGTGTCAAAAAGAAAAATTCCAGAAATAAATAAAAAAAATTTTCCCTATGATCTAGTGATCGCATATTGGGAAGATATTGTTGGATCATGCGAGTGGTCTGATATACCAGATATAAAAAAAGCAAAGACTGCCATATGTTGTAGTTTTGGTTGGTTGGTAGAGCAGAATGAAAAGACTACCGTTATCATGGCTGATTTTATATTTGAAGATAGTGGAATCATAAAACAAGGTGGTGGCCACACAGTGATACCTACCAAGAATATAATAAAGATTAAGAAATTAAAAATATAACAGGAGAACAACATGAATACATTTGACCCAAAGGCTAAAGTTAAGCAAGGTCAGTTTAGTGATGCACCTGATGGGAAAAACCCAAACAGGGAACACACTAATATTGACTTTTCTAAACATGCACCTAGAAAGTATCAAGAGTTTGAATATGATGTAGATCAGCCAAGTGAGCCAGGATCTAAGCATGTAGATGATGCTGTATTTAGAATGGCAGACGAAAAGGATTATTAATGAACGGAAATGGTTTAGGTAAGAAAAGTAATTTTATACCTGAAGTTTTTGCAGGTGCTAATAATATTAAAAATAGAGAATTAAAAAAAGCAGCCAAGCAAAAATATACTATGGATGAATTTAAAGTTGAGAATATCAACTTTGGTAAAAATAAAAACTACGGACAAACGGATCTATTAAATACTAATAAATTATTTTAAATGACAAAAGAAAAACAATTAGATGAAGATCTAAAAAAAGCTGAAGAAAAAAAAGATGCAGCATTAGCTGAAGATCAATCTGTAATTAAACAAATAGGTATTGGTTTAAATTATAGAAAGGATCAAGGTATGGCTATATTAAAAGATAAATCAAAAAAACTTTTAAGTAAAGGTAAGAAAAAATTTTACGGACAAATAGATTTACTAAAAAATAAAATAGACTAGGAGGATAACAACATGATGAAAAGATACATGGAAGGAGAACTTGCACCTGATGCACCAAAAAGACCAAATGACCCTATGGAGTTCAGTGGTGGTTACAGTGGCCCTAAATTAGGCCCTGATGTAGAAGGTAAAGCTAAGAAAGCTAATAACAAAGTTGATCCAGCAATCTTTAGAATGGCTGAAGAAAGAGACTACTAATAGATATTAATGCACGAAGAAGAACATAAATCAGCTGAAGAAGTCAGCGAGTCTAAACCTATTGTTGGTCATATAAGAGAAAAGTTTTATCAATCAGAGAACTCTAGATTATATGATGAGAAGAGATGGTTACAGGCTTATAGAAACTATAGAGGGTTGTATGGCCCAGAAATGGTTTTTAGATCAAACGAGAAGTCTAGGGTATTTGTTAAGATAACAAAGACTAAAGTTCTCGCAGCATTTGGGCAGATCATAGAGGTACTATTCTCTAGTGGTAAATTTCCATTAGGTATTAATCCTACACAAGTACCAGAAGAGATACCAGAGTATGCACATCTAAAACCTAAACAACCACAAGCACCTCAACAACCTCAAGATCCATATGGATTTAAAGGTGATGGTAGAGAGATACCACCTGGTGCTACGGCTGATATGCTGATGAAAAATCTAGCACAAGAGTTTGATACAGTAGGTTTTGATGATGGCCCTGCTAATATGGGTGAGCCACAGATACAACCTGCAGAGATGGCTGCTAAGAATCTAGAAAAATTATTACATGATCAATTAGAAGAGTCTAGTGCTATAACAGTATTAAGACATGTGTTCTTCGAGCAATGTTTATTAGGAACAGGTATATTAAAAGGCCCATTTAGTTTTGATCATACATATCATGCTTTTGATACGGCTGAAGATGAAGAGGGTAATATAACTAATATACATGTTAAAAAAATTAAGACAGTACCAAAAGTAGAAGCTGTATCATGTTGGGATTTTTATCCAGATCCAAATGCGACAAGTATAAATGATTGTGATTATGTAATTCAAAGACACTCGCTAAACAGACAACAGTTTTCTGATCTAAGAAAGATGCCTTACTTTGATGAGACAGCTATTGATATGTGTCTAGAGGAAGGCCCTAATTATCAGGTTAGAGGTTATGAATCATCTCTATACAACAGAGAGACTGTAGAGACTATCTATAAAAATAGATTTGAGGTATTAGAGTATTGGGGTGTTGTTACAAAAGAGATGGCAGAAGAGTGTGGTATTGACAGTGATAAAGATGTGATCAATGTTAATGCTTGGATATGTGGTGGTAAAGTTTTAAGAATGGTAGAGAATCCATTTGAACCAACTAGATTACCATTTATGGTCTGCCCATACGAATTAAATCCATATCAGTTTTTTGGTGTAGGTGTACCAGAGAATATGGAAGACTCACAACAGATTATGAATGGTCATGCTAGAATGGCTATCGATAATCTAGCACTATCAGGTAATCTAGTATTTGATGTTGATGAGACACAATTAGTGCCTGGTCAAGATATGAAGATTTTTCCTGGTAAGATATTTAGAAGACAGAGTGGTCAACCAGGAACATCTATAAACGCTATCAAGTTTCCTAACAGTACACAGGAAAATATGATGATGTTTGATAGATTTAGACAGTTAGCCGATGAGGCAACTGGTATACCATCATACTCACATGGTGCAACAGGAATACAATCAACAACTAGAACTGCCGCAGGTATGTCGATGTTGATGGGTGCTGCAGCTTTGAGTATAAAAACGGTAATTAAGAATATAGATGATTATCTATTAAAGCCCCTAGGTGAAAACTTGTTTCATTGGAATATGCAATTCAATGCAGACATACCACACATCAAAGGTGATCTTGAGATAAAAGCAAGAGGTACATCTTCATTGATGCAAAAAGAAGTTAGATCACAAAGATTAATGACATTTATGCAGACAGCAGCTAATCCTGCACTAGCACCTTTTGTTAGATGGCATACATGTCTAAGAGAAATAGCAAAAGCATTAGATATAGATCCAGATCAATTAATCAATGATCCAGAGAAAGCGGCTATCTATGCACAAATAATGGGAATGGCAAATGGAAATCAAAACAATACGGCCCCTGCTGGAGAACAAGATCCTATGGCAACAGTTGGAAAAGCACCTCCTGGAGCTTCAATCACAGATCCAACAGGAAATGGAGGTGGCAACATCGGAGTCGGCAATATACCGATGCCAGGGGAAGCTGGTTTTGCTTCGCCAATTAATCAATCTACCGACAGCAAACAAACGCAGTAAAGAGGGTGACTAGTGGCGGTACAATTTAGTTTATCATATGATGCAAACGGAGATCCAGTATTAGTAGAAAATACTGTTACTGGAACTAGAAAAGTTATAACTAGATCACCAGTAGTAAGTGAATATAAATCTAGATTTGAGACTCCAGCTAGTGGTGATCCTATAACAGATGCAGAGGAAAACCAACCTGATAATAATCAGAGTGCTATCATGGACTATATAATGGAGATGGAAAAAGGTGCAGATGATGATCCAAATCTATCATTTGTACAGAAACAAAAATTAGAAGCCTATACACCAGAGGCTATAGAATTAAGAAAAAAAGAAAAAACTCCTACTCAAAAAGTTATAGAGACAGTAGTGAAAGCTGTAGTACCTTATGCAGGTGCAGCTAGTGCCGCAGTAAAAGCATTAGGTGCTATTTTACCAGAAGAAAGTGAAGAGATAAAAGCTATCAAACAATTCTATGCAGATCCACAACAACAGGCATTAGTCGAAAGTATACCTGGTATGTCAGATTATAATTTAGTATATGGTAATCCATTTAATCCTAGTTATGGTTTAGCAAATGCTGCACAAAAAAGAATTGATAGAATTAATAAAACATTAGAGAAAAAAGATTCAGAAGTATTGGAAGAAAGAAAAAAGAAATTACAAGAATTAATTGATAGAGAAAACAAACAACAAGATGAGATTAGACAAAGACAGATTAACCCAGTTGTAAATTTAACACCAGAACAAAAAGATTTCTTTAGAAATGGTGGTGGTGGACAAGATAGTGGTAATCAAGGTAATAATAATCAAGGTGGTGGGGCAGATTATAGTTCAGCTGCAGAAACAGGAGCTAAAGCTGGATTTGGATATGGATTATAATGGCAGTAGATTATAGAGGACAACCAATAACGGATCAAACAGCATTTACCACTACAGGTATAATGAATAGAAAACCTGCTCGTGTTAAACCTGCAAAGATACCAGCTATTAAAAAACCTGAACCAAAAGTGGTACAAGAAAATCTACCAGATGAGAGAATACCACAAATAGATTTAAAGAATTTAAGAGATGCGGATAAAAGAATATTAAATATTCACTTAACACCATCACTTAAAAATGTATTCAACAGGATATTTGGACAGGATATGTTTCCTGAGTTCGGAATAAATGAGAACACAGTTAGCATACCTACAAGTATTGTTGTTGATAGATTCGGATCATTAGATAATTTTAAAAATCTTTTGAGAAGAGACGAAAATACTAACAACGTGCCACCTAGTCAAGGTTTAATGACTAGCCCACAAACTAGTAAAACAGTTTAGAGCTACCCTTATCCATAAGGCACTCAACCAATAGGTAAAAATAATGGAAGAAAAAAAGAAAGTTTCTGAAGAAACTAAGTCAATGATGTCTAAAGTAAATCCTTATAAAAAGGATCATGGAGATAATGATGCTGAAGTTGAGGCATTTGCTAGAGGTGAATTAACAAAGTTTCATAGGGAACAAAAAGAAAAAGAAGCAGAAGCAGCAACCGAACAGAAGGACACCAATGCATCTGAAGAGACTGCAGATCAAACAGATCAGACGGCTACTCCTATCGCTGAACGCCCTGCCAACGCTGAAGATCGTGCTTTTAAAAAGCGTTATGACGATTTGAAAAAGCACTATGATTCTACTATTTCAAAACACAAGGAAGAACTCACTTCTTTGCGTGGACAATTAGAATCTAGCACAAAGCAATTTACACCCCCTAAATCAAAAGAAGAATTAGAGGCGTGGAGAAAAGAGTACCCTGATGTTTATTCTATGGTAGAAACTATAGCAATGGACAAAGCTACTACTCAATCTGCAGAGTTGGAAAGTAAATTTAAAAATTTACAAGTACAACAAGAACAAATTGCAAAAGAAAAAGCTGAAGTAGAACTTTTAAGATTCCATCCTGATTTTAATGATATTCGTTTAAAAGATGATTTTCATGAATGGGCTGGACAACAAGATCCTACTATTCAAGGTTGGTTGTATGAGAATACATCTAATGCTAAGTTAGCTGCAAGAGCTATTGATTTATATAAAATGGATCGTGGTTTAAGCAATCTAACTAAAAAAGAAGAGAAGGATGTTAAAAAAGAAGCTGCTAAAGCAATTTCTAAAACTAGAAAAGCTACAGATTCTGAAACACCAAAGAAAAAGATTTGGACAGCTACTGAGATTTCTAAATTGAAACCTCATCAGTTTGAAAAATTTGAAGAGGAGATTGACCTTGCTCGTTTAGAAGGTAGGATTGAACAACGATAAACAATCTAACTAAACAATAGGAGGGTACGACCATGGCTTTTGGAAGTGCTACAGGGTATAACAACCTTTCACAAGGTAATTTTACCCCACAAATCTTTAGTCAGAAGGTTCAAAAATTCTTCAGAAGAGCATCAGTGGTAGAGGATATTACTAACACTGATTACGCTGGAGAAATTGAAAATTTTGGCGATACGGTTAAACTAATAAAAGAGCCAGTAATCACAGTCAGAGACTATGCTAGAGGTCAAACAGTTGATACACAAATTTTAGCTGATGACCAAATAACTATGACTGTCGACCAAGGTTCTTATTTTGCTTTTAAAGTTGATGATATTGAAGAAAGACAATCTCATGTAAACTTTGAAGCTCTTGCAACCTCTTCAGGTGCATATTCATTAAAGAAAAACTATGACTTCAATGTACTGAAGTTTATCTATGATAACGCTTCTACATCTGCAAGTGATACTGGAACTGACGGTTCACCAATCGATGGTGATGCAGCAGTTGACACTTTAGCAAATGTTGTGTCAGCAGCTAAGAAAGTTCTTGACAAGAATAGCGTACCAGAAGAAAATAGATGGTTAGTTGCACCACCTGAATTTTTTGAGCAATT